AATGCGACTAGCACGCAAGGTGTAAGTGTGCGTAAAGGCGGCTTTACAAGCTTAAGCACACTATATCGTTATTTTGTCAGTTCAACATCAATTGTTGTCACAGCAAATGCGGAGTTATAAATGTACAAATTAACCCAAACTGAAAGCGTTATTCGCACATCAGATGGCGCATGGATTCCATTTGACCCAGACAACACTGACTACCAAGCCTACCTTGCATGGCTTGCAGAGGGCAACACACCTGAACCCGCAGAGGAGAACACATAATGGCTGTAACAATCAATGCCAGCACCAGTGCTGGTCTAGTCCAGACTGCTGACACCAGCGGCGTGTTGGCGCTTCAAACTGCGGGGACAACGGCGGTATCTATTTCATCAGGGCAGGTTGTTACGTTGACCAATGCTCTGCCAGTGGCTTCAGGTGGCACTGGTTTGACAACCGTCCCACATACAGTTCAAGTTTTCACTTCAGGTTCAGGCACATATACAACCCCAGCAAACTGTAAAGCTATTTGGGTTAGGTGCGCTGGCGGTGGTGGTGGCGGGGCTAGTAATGGGGCTTCTGGGCAAAACAGTGGTGCTGGCGGAGGCTCTACTACATTTGGTTCTTTGACCGCAAATGGGGGTGGAAGTTCTTTTTATACAGCCGCTGGTGGTAGTGCATCTGGTGGAGACATCAATTCTTCGGGCGGTTCAACTGGCGTTGGAGGAAATACCTCACCAATAGTTTATCAAGGCTACGGCGGCCCCGGTGGTTCTTCTGTTCTTGGTGGCGGTGGTATTGGTGGCTCTAACGGCGGCGGCGCTGGTGCGTCGGCTAGTGGTCATGGCGGTGGTGGTGGTGGGGCTGGCACAAATAGTTCTTACATTGCTATGGCTGGTGGTGGCGGTGGTGGTTATACAGAAAAGTTAATTAACTCACCAGCGGCAACTTATTCCTACGCTGTAGGCGCTGGTGGTGCTGGCGGCACAGGTGGTGGCACAGGCGGCGGCGTTGGTGGTGCTGGTGCGGCAGGAGTAATTATTGTCACGGAGTACTATGTATGAGATACGCAATTATTAAAGACGGTGTAGTGGTCAATGTCATTGAATATGAAACACAACCTTCTACGCCCCCTGCGGGTTTTGAAGAAGGGTATACAGCTATTCAACAAGACTACGTTAGCGTAGGCTGGCACTATGCAAATGGCACATTTACAGACCCAAACCCACCAGAGCAAATGCAGGTTGACCCACCCAAGTCATTGACAGATTTGATTTTGGAAAGCCCAACAGAGTTGGCAAAACTTAAACAAGCATTGGGGATATAAGATGAGCTTAATTCTTTCAGGCACAGACGGACTGTCCGATGTTGATGGTTCTGCCGCAACCCCTGCGATCAGGGGAACAGATGCAAACACAGGTATCTTCTTCCCTGCCGCTGACACCATTGCTTTTGCTGAAGGTGGGGCGGAGGTTATGCGGATTGATAGCGATGGAGATGTTGGAATTGGCACTAGTTCGCCAGCGTACAAGTTAGAAGTCCGAAGTTCTATGGCTGTATTGGATGGCTCTGCAAACATTGGCTTTTATGCAAATGGGACTTCATTCACCCAAATATGGCAAACGCTTCAATCAACCAATGATTTGCTGATAAAAACTACTGCCGCAAAATACATTGCATTTTTGCCAAATAATGCAGAAGCCATGCGTATCGACTCCAGCGGTAACTTGCTGGTGGGGCAAACATCTGGGAATGCAGGTGCTAGAGTTTCAATAGACGCTGGTTCTACGGACGGTTCGCCATGTATTGATTTTAGAAAGGGGTCTGCTACTACAACCACATCCCAAGTCTACACAAGATTCTTCTGTAATAATGGATCAGTTGCCACTGGAAGTATCACTGCAAACGGAGTAGCTGCTGCAACCTTTACAGCTTACTCTGATAGACGATTAAAGGAAAACATTGTTGATTTGCCTTCTCAGCTTGCCAACATAATGGCGTTACGACCTGTTGAGTTTGATTTCAAAGGTTATGAAAACGGCGAGGGACACCAGATAGGTTTTATTGCCCAAGAAGTCCAAGAAATATATCCCGATTTAGTTTGTGAAGGCGCTGATGGAATTCTTACGCTTTCCGACATGAACAAAAACGATGCTCGCCTTATCAAAGCAATCCAAGAGATGAAGACAATCATTGACACCCAAGCCAGCACCATCACAGACCTGACAGCACGAATCACAGCACTTGAGACACCATGAACGAAATCAAACTCTCAACCAACTTGGTAAATGCCATCTTGCAATACCTTGGAACACGCCCATACACTGAAGTCTTTCAGGTCATAGAGGCCATTCAAACGGAAGCGAAGAAACAAAATGAAGCTATTCAAACTTCCGACGACTCTCTCTAATGGCGTCATAGAGCCTGCACACGAAATTGAAATCGTGTGCGCAAGCTGTGGCTACGACCTGGACGAGGTAGAACTCGAGGCGGACACCTGCTCCGATTGCAATACGCCTCTTGACCTCAAGAAGAGCACCTCTATCCAGGTCACGACCATCCCAGCGGCCTCTGGCTCCACCATGTAAATGAGCACGCGCATGTGGACCCACTCAGCATCCTCTTTGCGGCCAATGCCTGCGTCGCTGCTATTAAGCAGGGATGCAAGCTATACAAAGACGCTAAAACGTCTTTCATGGAGATTAAGAAGACTGTTGATGAAGTTGCTTCAGATGCTAAAGCAGTCAGAAGTTTTTGGCAAAAGCTCTTCGGAACAGACCCCGAACCAGCAAGTCCCAAGCCTGTGGCGAAAAAGAAGGAAGCCTACGTTGCCGTTGACGAAACCCAGGTCATGGCAGACATCATTACACAGCTTACGAAGCTGTTTAGGCTTGAAGAACAACTAGCAACGCTTATCCGGGAGGCAGAAGAACAGTCCAAAAACGTCTATGACCCTGATGCCAACTTGATGGAAGCTGCATTGCAGCGAGTGATGGCGCAACAGCAGATGGCAGAATTGATTGTGGCGGTCAGAGAAACGATGGTGTATCAATCCCCGCCTGAGATGGGCGCGTTGTACAGCAGGGTCTTTGAGATGCGGGAGATCATAGGTCAGGAACAGGAACAAGCAAGGCTAAAAGAGGAAACACGGCAGAGGTACAAACAATGGCAACGGCGGGAGGCAAAAAGAAACTTCCAGGCAAAGTCAGCGTACCTGATCGGAACTACTATATTCCTCCTGTACCTGTGGTTCCTCCTGCTCCTGGTAAATCGCTGGGGGAAGACGTAATGGGTTGGGTTGCTGCGTGTTTTTTGATTGCTTTGCTTTTGCCCCTAATGGGCATGTTGTACATGGATATTTTGGAAGCCAAGCGCGAGGTTAAAACGCAGGTGGAGAAGGTAGAAAAACTTAGACGTAATCTCGAACAGAAAGAACGTGAGGAAAAAAAATGAGTGAAGAAAAAATTCAAGCAATGGAAACTAAAAGCGCTTTAGTTGAGAAAATCACATTTGCTTTGTTGCCTCTTTTATTTTCGTGTGTGGTTTACCTCATGTCAGCGTTGTCCAATCTGTCGCATGAAGTAACCATCCTCAACAGCAAAATCAGTTTGGTGGTGACCTCTGACAACAAACAAGCCAGCAACACGGGGGCTGAGTTGGCAAGGGAAAAGTTGCGCCAAGACTTGGAGAAAGAAATTCAGCGCAACCGTGACCAGATCGCAGAGAACCGAATGCACATTGCCATCTTGGAAGAAAAAACTACAGTCAACAAACCCATAAAAACCCTGACAGGGAAGGAGTAAATTATGTTTGACGTTACAGCCATAAGCCCAGATGACAAAACCGCCAAGCACTTCATTTATTACTTTGCTTGGTTCTGGTCAACGACCTCAGTCATTTACTTTTTTTGCGTGACGTTTGTCCAACTGCCAGAGGGCGGTAGAGACTTTGCCAATATCATTTTGGGCTTCTTGCTGGGTACAGCAGTTGCCACTATTATTTCGTTCTTCTATGGGTCGAGTAAGTCCAGCAAAGACAAGACTGATGCCATGATGAAAGCCGATGATGTTAAGCCTGTTTAACCCTTGGGTGATTCTTGGCGTTGTCCTTGCCCTGCTTGGCAGTTTTGGTAGCGGGTACTACAAGGGCGAACAAGATGAGTACGAGCGCCAGCAAATTGAGATTGCCGCCTTGAATGCCAAGGCACGGGAAACGGAACAGCGTATGGGAGAGGTTGCTCAGACATACGCCCAAACTTTAAGGAAAGCTAACGATGTTGCAAAAGTTAAAGAGAATAAGCTTCGTAATGATATTGTCTCTGGCAAGCTCAGGCTGTTCGTTCCTGTCCAAACCCCCGAGTGCGCCGTACCAACCACCGCAGATTCCCCCGCTCCCGCTGGAGATACAGAAACAAGAGCCGAGCTTGACCCAAGAATTGCTGAATCTCTTGTCGATCTCACCAGCCGAGGGGACCAAGCCATCCGCAGTCTCAACGCCTGTATTGACCAATACGAAAAAATGAGGAGCTTTAAATGACCCAACTTACAGCCAATTTTTCCCTGCACGAACTGACCAAGTCCGAGACAGCCCTGCGCATGGGCTTTGACAATACCCCCGGTGAAGTCGAGATTGCGTCCTTAAGGCTCTTGGCGGAGAAAGTTCTTCAGCCCGTGCGTGACCACTTTGCCAAGGGTGTCAAGGTGAACTCGGGCTATCGCAGCCCTGAGTCCAATGCTGCGGTGAATGGATCAAAGACCTCAGACCATTGCCTTGGCCGAGCAGCCGATATTGAGATTCCTGGTGTCCCCAACGCGGAACTTGCCCAATGGATCATGGATAATCTGGACTACACCCAGTTGATCCTGGAGTTCTACACTCCGGGTATACCCGATAGTGGCTGGGTGCACGTGTCGTTTGACCCGGCCAATCTTAAGAAACAAGAGTTGACCGCCATGAAAGTCGCTGGTAAAACACAGTATGTCCCTGGATTAATGGCCTGAGATGAAAGCAAAACCCAAAAAATCTACTGTTAACGCTGCGGGCAACTACACAAAGCCAACTCTGCGCAAGAAGATTGTGTCTCAGGTGAAAGCTGCCGCGACACAAGGCACTGGCGCTGGAGAGTGGTCGGCCAGGAAAGCCCAGCTTGTGGCCAAGAAATACAAGGCGGCGGGCGGGGGTTACCGAGATTGAAAGCTCCACAGCAATCCCTTAAAAACTGGGGTGACCAGAAATGGCGCACTAAGTCGGGGAAGCCTTCGTCAAAAACAGGTGAGCGGTATCTCCCTGAGGCAGCTATCAAGTCTTTGTCCCCTGCTGAATACGCAGCCACGACCAAGGCCAAGCGCAAAGGCAAGGCGGCAGGAAAGCAGTTTGTGGCTCAACCAAAGAAGATTGCAAAAAAAACCGCAGGATTTAGATAAGCCATGGCACTCGCACGAATTGTTCTCAAACCTGGTGTAGACAAACAAAACACTGAGTACGGCGCTGAAGGCGGCTGGATTGACTCGGACTACGTGCGCTTTCGCTATGGGCTGCCTGAGAAGATAGGCGGCTGGACGCAATTTAACACTGAGGCCGCGTATCTGGTAGGCCTGGTCAGTGAGATATACACCTGGAATGGTTTGGACGGTGCGCCCTACATGATCGTGGGCACCAACAGGAAACTGTACGCCCTGTATGGAGCTTTGTGGGGAGACGTTACCCCTATTCGCAGAACGGCCGTTGGAGTTACCTTTGACACGGTCAATACGCTAACTACTGTCACCGTCAATGACACCGCGCATGGTTGTATTGCAGGAGACTTTGTAACGTTCTCCAGTGTGACAGGGAACCCTGGTGGTATCACCAACGCAAGTTTGACTGGCGAATTTGAGGTTCAGTTAATCACAAGCGCCAATAAATACACCATCATTTCTCCTGCCGCTGCAACGTCAACAGCTAATGCCGTAGGCACTGCGGATGCTGCTTATCAGATCAACGTAGGTACAGCGGTTAGCGCCGTTGACTATGGTTGGGGCGTTGGCACGTGGGGCGCGAGCACCTGGGGAACACCAAGGCCCGCGTCTACTTCCGTGACCCTTGATTCGCGGGTATGGCAGTTTGATAATTTTGGCGAAGACGTTGTATGCCAGATTGCGAACGGCGCTATCTATTTGTTTGACACAAGCGCAGGTATTACCACACGTGCTACGGCCATATCAGGCGCTCCAACAAAGAACACCTATGCGGTTGTGTCTACGCCAGACAGGCACTTGGTGTGCTTTGGCACGGAGTCCACGATCGGGTCTCCATCGACCCAAGACCCCATGTTTGTTCGCTTCTCCAATCAGGAGGACATCAACAGTTTTGTTGAGAGTGCAACCAACACGGCCGGCGGACAACGGCTCACGGACGGCAACCACATCGTCTCTGCTGTGCGTTCCAGAGGACAGATTTTGATATGGACAGACAGTGCTTTGCATGGTATGCAGTACATCGGTCCTCCCTACACTTTTGGCTTCCAACAGCTTGGCTCTAACTGCGGCCTGATCGGCCCGCATGCCT